GTTCGCAGCATTTAATTGAACAAGATGAACGTGTTTTTCGTGTGAAGTGGCGTAATGAAGTATTCCATCTGCTAGTTTTTCATATATTTTTTTTCTAGTCTTAAAATCTCCATTTAATTTAGCGTCTAACGATGTGCCAACAAATTTATATAAAAATTGAGTGGCGTCTGATATTCTTTCATCCCCATTCGGGTTGCTTGAATATTTTAAACTATTATACCTTCTTTTTTTGGACTTAACATCAATATCAAATAACATTTTAAAAAAATCAACATATCCAGGTTTATTTCCTTCCTTCTGAAAATTAGTGCCCCCTTTTTGTCCAAATTGCGTGACGCTCCCCGCCTTTAATGATATTTTAAGATCAACTCCTTTACCTTTAATTTTAATGGGATTTCCTTGCCAATCTGTAATACTCACCTGTACATCAATTTTTGACTGCAAGCCAGACCCTTCAACTTTTTGAGTTTGTCCTGCCAGTCCAATAGCCTCTATGTCAATAAAGTCGTGTTTCCCATTTTCATATACTAGAACTGCCCACCTTTTTACTTTGTCGTGATTTGCATATGCAACGGCCGAATCTACATAAGATTTGATGGCCTTTCTGTTCGATCCTCCTGCCTTATCGTTACCTGCCTTTATTAAAAAATTCATATTTGCTTTAGCAAGACCAACATATAATCGCATATCATCCTTGAGAGATATACCTTTATTGGGCGTTTGTATAATTTTACAAGCCTCAAGTCCCTTTTTCTTTTCTCTTAATATAAACCCATTTTTTTTATCGGCTTTGACATGAGGATAAGTAGCAGAACCCATACGAGTACCATCTAAAGATTTAATCATAGTATAGACATCATCTGAGGTAACCATTCCACCTTTACGTTTCCATGTAAAACGACAAGCCAGAGCGCAAGCAAAAATGCCCTCTGAGACATCTCCCATATTAGCCTTGGTTGCAGGTTTTAAAATTTCCCCAAACGGAATTTCTATATAATCTTTATCTGTTTTGTTTCCTTTAGCCCTAAAAGTAAGGCGGCTTGCCCCAGCCCGATCTGCCCGAGAAGCCCTATCGCCCCAGGATGCTAATTGTTTTTTATTGTGGTTATCTAAAGAAACATAGACTGTATAATATCCACCTACTTTTTTAAGCTGTCCTCCCTGGCCTGTTTTAACATAAAAGAACCCTTGCCCAAAAAGCTCTTCTACGCCGGGAATATATTTTATCAACCCATCGACATTTGTTACATCCTTGAGTCTTGCAGTAGATTGGTCCATCTAAAACCTCCTTACTTCTTCCTTAAAAACTTCGCAGGCCCATTCTTTCTTCGGTCCCCAGCATCAAAAGAATAATCACTACTGGGCATTCCTTTTTTTGGAATTTTAACAGCCCATGTAGTGTCATGAGGTACAGAAGACTTGCTGCCATATCCCTTTACGCGAAAACGAAGCTCTGGCGTCACATCAAATCTAGGAAGGGGAAGGTTTGCAGGATTCTTTTTCATATAGAAAGAACCGGCGCCCTGGACATGAATATAATAGGTCCCTTTATCGGCATAATAATCCCATATCATGCGAGCAGGAACATGAGTCAAATATAGGTCTCCCCCTCGGCGCGCAGCAGCCACTCTTTGCTTTGCAGTAGCTGCCGTCTTCGTTCCAATTGCAACAGGGCCCCAGGTGTCCAATAAGTCATCATCATAGGTAAGTGTCTGTAAATACTTAGTTAAAGTCTCGCTATTCTTCGTGTCTGCATACCATTTATTGGTCTTGGTGTTCCAATGAACCTTACCTTGAGCAAAGTCTTTCCCTGTAGTGCCAATCTCTAAGTTGTGTTCTTTTCCTTTATGTAAGAAAACAACATCAGCCCGATTAGTCGATCCCGCAGTCTTTTTTGTATTGGCATACCCTAACCTATAAAGCCCACGCTGAATCTTACCTTCATACTTAAAGGCTTTAGTTGCATGGGCTTCTAAAAGATAATGTTCAAATGATTTCACTTTAATTCTCCTTATATACAGCTATCACTATTTATAAAGAATTATATGCCCCCACACCCTCTTCTGAATAGATGACCCCCTTAATATCAAAGGTAGCAATGGCTCGTTGGCAACCTACACACGGCTTGGCCAGCCCCCAGACTAATGGAGTCTTTGGGCCATTCTCATGCTTGATTCGGCAGACATAGAGAGTAGCTTTTGAGAGTTGCTTTTCGGTAAGATGCCTGAGAGCGGTTCGGATGGTGTCCGTCTCGGCATGAAGAAAAATGGCGTCTTCGTTAGTAGAATACTTAGCATGAAAAGGATGTGACCTTTTCTGATTTACGCCAACGGAAATGATTCGGTTCTTATATACAATAGCGGCTGCCAACCTCGCGCCCGAGGCTGTAGTATTGCGGGCCACACCTTCTGCCACGACCGACAGAAGGTCAAGGACCTTCTCATGCTTATCCATAATATATTACTATCCTTTTTCAATCCAATAAACCACTTGTTTCATGAGCCGTTTCATGACAGGATGATTCATGTCATAGTCAAAGGCTTCTAGGTAATCTTTTAGCCCAGGGGACTTTGCCCTAGGAATCTTCTTGGCATTCTTTAGAAGTTTGATCGGATTGGTTCTGGGAGCATTCTCACGCAACTCCATCATAATGCAATGAGCATGAGCCGCAATTTCTTCCGTCGAGCCGAAGTATTCTTGGATCTCTTTTTGTCTAAATGTCTTGGCTCGGCTGGCATATACTTTACAATTATGATCTTCCCATTCATCCTTCGGAAAGGTCATATAGGCACATTGATCCCTATGAATCAATTCATGCTGAAGCGTCTGAGAGAGATCGAACCTTAACCCCTTCCAAGAATTTTCGGTAACAAGAGACCGATAAGAATCTGGATGATAGTTCAAGAAAAGTTCGATATTCTGTCTGACCTTCCAAGGGCAATGCTCTCCAGAGACAACGATCATGCCTGGGCTAACATTGTGGTCGGAGGCAATAGATACTTTTGATCCAAATGACTTGAAGGCAGATTGAATGATTTTTTGATGAGTTGCGCTGTTCGCCTTACCTATAATTAGATAGGCAATATTGTCGAGCGCAGATTCAATCTCTCCTCCGAGGATCATTTGCTCCTCCTTGATACGGAAGGGGCGAGGCTATGGAGGTGAGGTGCCCTCGCCCCTTCCGTGTGCGATGATGCTGACAAGTAACCCCTTTTAACGATAATATCTTGGTCGACCCTAATATTAGATGTTATCAACTTGTCTTCCGCAGAGTCTAAAAAAGACCTGCACATCCTCTACCCATTTTACGGGTAAGCATCTCGCATTAATCAAAAACTACTTATTGGCAGCCTTACCTAGATTCCCGCCCAAGGTATTTACTAGACGCAAAAGAAAATCGGCAATTGCATTGTCCGAAGAATTTGGCGTCAAGGCGGCAATCAAGGCAAACGAACCAACAACCTGCACCACAACCTCGATGTACTGAGGAAGGCTGGCTAAAATTCCAGAAAAGTCCATTATAGTTCTCCTTGTTGTTATTGTCTCCCAAATAGGGAGCTACTCTTTATTTATATTTTTATCTCCTACTGCACCAGATTTCTTTGGCTGTCCTTCAACAATTGCATAATAATCTTTAAAATTTGTATTAGAATAATGCAAATAAGTATGCAATATGTATTTAGTGCCGGAAATAACTGGCAAGCCAGCATGGGGAAACATCCACATTGGAGGAAATATCAACAATCTGCCGGTTTTCGGTTTGATGTAATAATTTATATCCGTTAATTTAGTCTCTCCTCCAGATTCAACATCATTTAAATACCAGAATAATGACAACCATCTATTATTTAATACCAATCCAGTAGCATCTGTATGAACATCAATTCTATCGTTTGTGTTCTCTGTATATTTCTTAATTCTAAACTCCTCGTATTTAAATTTGTTTACCCTTAAATGTGTTGGGTAATTAATATCGTCAAAGTATTTTTTTGTATATTTTAAAATAACATTTGTCATAATAGGATCATACTTATTTTTCCAATGTTTGGCTATGGAAAAATCAATTTCAGTAAATTTTTTAAAATTGCTGAAATTATCCGAAACATATATAGGGTCATTTCCTCCAGTTGACACTTGAGAAGGCCAATCTTTCTCAAACTCAAAAATAATTTTTTTACAAATTTCCGAATCTAATGCATCGTCATATACTTTGATATAATCTTTTATATATTTGTTCATACAATCACCTCTGAAAAATCACGCCTTTCTTTTGAAATTCTTTGCCCAATACCGCTCTGGTCCATGATAGGAATATCATCAGAAGTTATGTCTTCTTGAGCAGATTGGTCCACATCATACAGTCTCATTTTTGTTCTATCTACTCCAACCACAAACCTTCGATGAAGAGTAGGATCGTTGTATCTATTCTTTAACTGCTTCACCATAATTTGGTTTAATGATTCTAACTCCTCGCTCGTAATCAACGCAAGAAATAGATCGGCCGTTGCAGGAAGCCCAAAAGACTCGGCCGTATTCTCCATTCCAATATCAGAATTTCCGAACCCTTCGCGATTAACTTGGGTCGCCGTCAATAATGGAACGGATTGCTCAACAGCAAACCCACGCAACTCTTCGGCAATACTTTTTATATAGGTATATGAATTAATACTTCCACCAGGCTTCATTCTTGATGATGTGCAAATATTAATGTAATCTACAATTATAATATCGGCCTCAAAAGATTTCTTCATAGCCAATTCATTTATAAGATGTCTAAAATGCCCGACCCCTGCCTGGGCTGTAGGGTATTCTTTAATGATTAATTTACCAGTAGTCTTATTTCGTATCCTCTCGACCTTCTTGTCGTATATGCTTTTGGGTAGTTCTGATAAATCTTTCAATGGTGTGTTCAAAAGATTGGCATCGATGCGTTCTGAGATTCTTTCTTCTGCCATTTCGAGTGTGATATAAAGAACATTCTTTCCCTGCGTCAAATACCATGACGCAAGATGACACAGCACTAGAGTCTTCCCCGTTCCCGGGCCGCCCATAAAAACATTGAGAGTTTTATTCAATAAACCGCCATCAGTTATCTTATTAAAAAAATCTAAATCAAATTTAAAGTGCTGTTCTTTTTTGTGATAGAAATTAAATCTCTCTTCACTATCCTCCAGATAGTCATGCCCTACATGGGCATCGAATGAGACGGCCAAGGCATCGCTCAATAATTTTGGAATAGCTCCCTTTTCTTTATCCTTTGAATTGTCATCTAATATCTGAATAGATTCCAAAACTGCATTATATACAGCCCTCTCTTGACAAAATTTTTCAGTTTCATCGTTTAGCCATTTTTGATTAACTTCAGTATCTGGAGTATCTAAAATATCTAATATGGAACTAACATCAGATTCATTTAATTGAGTGTCTTTGTTTATATCAATTGATAGAGTTTCTGGTGTCGGAAGGGAATTATAGGTTTGAAAAAAATCAAAAATATGTTCAAATAGAAATCGTTCCGACCTTTCGGAAAAATAATCACCCTTTAAAAAAGGGATCACTTGTCGGGTATATTGTTCGTCTTGCAACAGATTTTTCAGTATCGTTGTCTCTATTCTCGACATCTTCATCCTTCACATAAACAGTTTCTTTTTTATTTTTTTCGACCCATTTATTCATAATATCTATTAAAATATTAGCCAACAAATCAAAAAATTCTTTTTCCTTCTCAGAAGGATAAGTTACTCCTTTAATATGTTCTGGTATTTTAATAATATCATATTCAAAATTAATACTTCTACTGCTATCTGGATTATCCCTTTTTCCTATTTTTGCCCTACCGTATCGATATATCAATCCAGCAAATTCTCCTCGCAATAATTTAACACACCTATACTCGGCCGTTGAGTCGTCAGGATGATCGACAAATTCATAATTTTTTGATATATCCAAAAAACTTCCATCTATATTTAAATTAAAATCAACTATCTCCTCCGAGGTCTTCTCTTCCGTCATTTTCTATCTCACTCCCATATGCAAATTCTTTTTGGCAAATGGCGTCCAATTGATCCAAAACTTCCTTTGTAAAATACTTTTCCGGATCTTTATAGATGGCCTTCGCGAACACCTTTGTTCCGTCGGGCACTTCAATTCTTGTAGACACCTTTTTAAATATTCCATGATCGACCGCAAGGTCAATCAACCCATAATATCTATTTAGACCGGTATCATAACGAAGCAAAACATCTACCATTTTGTTTTCTTTGGTCAAACGCGATTTATGATTCTTGCAATGAATCACATGGCCAACAACTTCGGTGCCATCCTTCTCCTTCTTGCGCGAGAGGTAAACAATATAGTCGGCCGCATATTTCAGTCCTGCGCCGCCGCCCATTTCCTTCTGTGGAAACATTGAACCAATAACATCGTAGGTATGATTGGTCACGACCATAGGAACCTTTGCCTGACCTAGCTTTAAAGTAAGAACCCGAAACGCAGCCTTGAGAATCGCGGCCCGAGTCATATCCTTTGTCTCTTTGCCTTCGGTACTATCTTCCATTTCCTTTGTGGTCGAAAGCATACCAAGACTATCAAGACACAACAGCAAAGGGCGCCTATCTTCTTCCTTATCTTCCATATACTTTTCTAAAACCACTAGAGCTTGATGGCGAAATCGTTGAACCGTAGCCACCGGAACAATTACCAATCTATCAATATCAATGCCTCGTTCTATGAGCATCTTCTTTGTGATGGCCGACTCACTTTCAAAATAAATCACTCCGCCTGTCGGATTGTCCTTTAAAAATTGGCTCACTACACCCATTGCGAAATAGGTTTTGCCTGTAGAAGATTCTCCAGCCAATGCAGTAATCTTATTACCAGGAAGCCCCTTGTAAATAGATCCCGAAAGCAGAGCATTTAAAATATACGAACCAGTATCAATATACCTATCGACATCAGCATAGGTGTCAACAAATTCATTATTCTTTGAAAGCTCAAACGCCAATGACCGAATATCACTTGCCATTTTTTCCATTCTAATATACCTCCTTCACCTTATCACAAATTCCCAACTTCAATGCTTCCTTTGCAGTCAACCATCGGTCTTCTGGAGGCAACAAATATTCCCGAATCTTTTTAATAGAAAGACCTGTACACTTCTTATAATGATTAATCATCATGTCAGTTGTAATGTCGTATCCCTTTTGGGCCGCAAACAATTCATGCTCTTTGCCCCATGCTCCCCAAGAAAACTGGTGTGAAAGAATGGCAGTATTTGGAGTAAGTATCCTCTTACCTTTTGTGCCAGACATAAAAATCAAAAGGCCTGCGCTCGACACCTCACCTAAACCAATAGTAGAAATATCACAAGTGGCCCCCTTCATTGTATCAATCAATGCAAATGCATCACTTAAATTTCCCCCAGGAGAATTAATAATCAATTTCATTTCTGCCCAAGGATCGTCTAAAAGATCATTCTTGATAATCCATTCAATGGCCGGTCTACATGAATCAGAATCAATACCTGCCATCAAAAGATATATTCCTGATTTTTCCATAGAAACATCTTCGGTTACTGTCGGATCTGCCATATATTATCACCTCACTAATTAAAAAAACTTTCTAATGTATGAACCTTTTCGGTATTCCAACCTATCTTCTCTAAAATAATTCCTAACGGATCGACAAAGGCTTTCTGAAACTGCTTATCATGGTCAATAAACTTATCTAATCCAAACTCTTCTGGTAGAGTATCACCAACAGAGATAACTGTTTCATGCACCGTATTAGGCTCTTTCAAATACGCAAACTTAATCTTATCTCCATCTCGTATTAACGAATGCCTTCTGCTAATCTTATGGTCTTTAATCAACTTATTATATATCAACGCTCCTTTAACATGAATAGGAGTTCCCTTTACATATAAATCTTTTGTTCCTTTATACTTTGCCAGACCATTTATTCCTCTAGGGAATGCAACATCTTCCATAGGAAGAGAATTAAACTCTTTTCTAAATTCCTCAATGAACTGAATAATATCATCTTCCTTTCCGTTCATCATTATCTTCATGGCTTCTTTAATCTTATCTCGACATACACTAGGGGTACTAGACTTAACCGCTTCAATTCCCATCATCTTAATCTTTGGTTCTGTATATCGCACGCCTTCGCTATCGTGAACATTTAGAATATATCTTTTCTTGGCAGTCCAGACTCCCTTGTCTGCAATCACTTCCCGCTTCATGAACATCTTCTGGTCATATGCATTTAGATAATCAGCCAACTCTTGATAACACTTGTCGATAAACGGCTCTATCTTTTCATAACTTACTTTGTCAAGAAAATTAACTACCTTTTCTTTTGAAACATCTTCTGGAAAAACTGAATCGACGAGTTTTTCCAATGTGACATAAACACTATCAGTATCGCTCGCCACGACATAATCTTCGCCCTCCGTGTTTAGGAGTTTGTTTAAATATTCATTTAGTTTAGTTTCAATCCAACGAATCGACAACTGCCCGGCCTTTGTAATAGCCTCGGCCTGTCGAGTATCATAGAAACGAAAATATTGATTTCCGAGTGCGCCATAAGCTGCATTCAACTGGACCTTTCTGGCCAACTGAACATTACTATATTGTGCAATCTCGTTAATATACTTTTTATATAAATGTTGCTTTCCTTCTGCAACTGTATTGGCCCTACTAACTCCTTCCAGCTTCTTCTGCGATTCAATCATAAGCCGCTTGTATTCTTTGCGCTCAGTATATAACTTCTCCATCATCTCTGGAAGAAACCCCTGCCTATCTGTTCGGAAGAATTGATAATTGGGAGTGACTGTAAGATTATGTTCTTTAAGTATGCTGGTATCAAAAATCTTATCAAGTATATTATCAACTGACGCAATAGTCTTACCTGCTCCAAGATTAAAACTATCAACCACTTCTTTCGGGGCATTTTCTCTAGGCACCAAATTCTCAGGTGAGATAGAATACTGCATACATAGATGCGGATACAAGGAATTTAAATCAAAAGAAACAATCCACTTGTGCATCCCAAGAAGAGGATCTTTTACATACGCGCCTGCGTACTGATCCACCTTACTTGAATTGTCCTTTGGGGGAATGACAATATTCTTCTTCCGAAGATGATTATAAATCATGGTATCCCACATTCGTACTTGTGAGAATACATCGTTATAATTCACCTTTGCAGAATAGGCCAACGCAAGAACCATGTCAATAAACTTCATCTTGTTATCAAGATTCTCGACAAGTTCTACATCCTTGATATTATAGTCAATAAACTTCTGATAATCTTCTTCGTATAGCTTGTGCAAAGAACCAAACTCGCTATAAGAAAGTTTTCTTTCCCCCAACTCCACATGGGCAATATGGTCGAGCCTATAGCTCTCCTGTTGTGTATATGTAAACTTCTTATACATCTCAAGATAGTCAAGAATGCAGGTACCAATAAGATTAATGGCCTGCTGCTCGCGCCCGTGCATGATTGCCTTACGCGCAGAGAACCGTCCCCAAGGGCTTAGTTTACTGGCATACTTTTTATCGAATACCCGGGTGATTCGATTGATTAGATATGGAATATCAAAGAACTGAACATTCCACCCTGTGATAATATCTGGATCGATTTTCTGCCAGAGCGAGACAAATGATTCTATCAACATTCGTTCGTCTTCGCATTTAATATATTTTACATTTTTTCTGGTTGTTTTATATTCACCGCAACCAAGAACCCAAAAGATATCCTTATGCTTAACCGTAATCGCAGTTATTTCTTCGCCGGCGAGTTCAGGTTCAGGAAACCCATTACGGGAATCCACCTCAATATCAATATATACAATCGATATTAAATCCTTATCATACTCAATATCAGAGCCGTACCTATCACCAAGGAAACAATATTGAAAATTATAATTTCCGAATAACGCAAATCCATCTACTCCTTCATACCTTTTAATAAACTCTCTCGTTTCTCTAATTGATCCGGGTTTAATCGGACCGACGCATTCACCAGCAAGTGTGGTGTACTTACTTTCGCCATCTGTTCCTGTGAAAATTGTTGGGAAATACTCTACCCTGTCTCGGTATTTCTTTCCATCAACAATTCCACGAACATAAATGTGGTCCCCAATGCATTGTGCATTTGTATAGAAATCAGTTTTATTTGTCATCATGTACTATAGTATAGCACAAGCCTTCTAACTAATCAACTCTTTTCGAGGAGGAGTAATAATTCCAGAACCATATACCGAATTGTATTCGTTCACCAACTCCTCTAGTGGCGTAATTTCAAATAGAACGTGCTGTGCCTTGATAGTAACATCATCTTCTTCCGAATGTGGAATCAAACTGGCAATGCTCAACGTAGGCTTTTCTGGATCATCCTTTGTTGGCATCCACCTTAGCACAACCGGATCCTTAATTAGAAATGTCTCGTCCTTCTTATTTTCTTCTACTTGCCCAAGAACTTCTTCTCCAGAAATCAATCTCAAAATCTTAATGGCCATAATTATTCAATTCTCCTATTCTATTATCGGCGGCAATGCCAACCTAGTTTTTGGCCCAACAATCCCGTCTGGTTTCAGGCCATTTTCCATCTGAAAAAATATTACTATTTGTGCAGTCGCCTGCCCAAAGATTCCATCCACATTAATATGACTATTATACTTTTCCAGAAAAATATTCAATTGCTTCTGAAGAGTTATAACATCAATACCCGTATCAAACAAATCTAATGTG